ATAAAGGCCTTGGGCCGCGACGGAGGAGACGACGAAATACGATCCAGCGTTGAGTAACCTGGTGGCATCATGAGAACCCGGAACTTGGTATCGGGATCCATGGGTTGAAGATCTGACTGCTTCGCTCTCCAGCGAATCTGGTTGACCTTTCTCTCATCACGAAGAAGCATTCTCGGAACGGCCTCCCGAAGGGGGTTCGCACCGTCAGCTCGTAAGTGAGGGAGTCTGGCCACAGACTGGGGGAGTGATTCAGAAATCAAGAGTTCGGCGGGTGTGGGATTACTCAAAACCACTTTCTTCCAACCGAACTCATCCTGCATAGTCCTCTCAAAGGAACTACAGGTATCTCTGAACTGCGTTGTGCATTGCTCTGTGCCACGTGTAACTTCCGGGAGGAATTTAGTATTCCCGGTGTTGACCAATCGTACACAGTAAGCTGTCATCAAACCGGCTTCCAACCGGTCCTCCTCTCGGAGAGCCGGGAGTCCAAGTCCTCCGAACTCACTCGGGAGGAACCAGGGACGCTTCGCCGCCTTAAGACCCTGAATGTTTCTTCGAATGAAGATCTCAAGAGCTCGGGCACGGTTTGCTTCAGGCACACTCAACAAGAACCAACGACAAATCGACCCGGCCATCTGGGGACCTACTGCGAAATCAGTCTGGTCCTTCGAATGGTCGAGCTCATCTCGCTGATCCACCTCTATTCTCCATTTCTCATTGTAGATGGCTTCGGTCCGAACACAAGACGTACGAACCAGTTCATCCCTGACACTCAGGAGGTTATCATTAATACCTCGACCGAGTCCGGGGGACGGAAGCTCCCTGTAATAGAACTCTGAATTGACACACCCAATCGTTTGGTGGATGTAGTTCTTCCCAAGGCTCTTATTAAAGCCAACGAGTCGAACCGCATTTTCCCACCCGACGAAGGGTTGGTTGGAACCAGCCAAAACATCATCACCATTAACAAACAGGGGAAGCTCCCAGGGGTTTTTCTCTCCAGTCCGATCCAAATAGTACCAATTCACCGCAAGGTTAATGATATTTAGGATAGGGAATGAGAGGAAAGAGCCCATGAGCTGTCCTCGCCGTTGTGTGACTTTCCACTTCTCGAGGGATCCATCACCGTGCCGGAAGGCGTATCGGATCTTGTGGTTGACCAGGCAATCCACCATAATCTGGCAGAGAGGGTCCTCCACATCACCATAACGCCCCCC